AGTTACCAGCTGTTTAGCTTGGTTTTCTAGGATCATAGACATGTTGTTTTTGTCACCTTCAGATGAAAGTCCTTCTAACAAACCTGTCTTATCCCATTTTGCGGCTAATCTCGCAGCATCACTCTGTAGTGATTTGTACGGATTAGCACTTTCTAAAAGAGATTGTAATTGACTCATTTTTTTAAGTTTAAATAGTTGTTTTTATAATTAATCTTTAATAATTCCTGCGAGTTTTTGGAAACGGTTTACCATTTCATTAGACTCAACAATTGGTTTTTTAGATGTTTTAGGAGCATTTGTAGCTTTTGAAGCAGAACCTATTACACCTTCTGAAATTGATTTTTTAGCTTTTGAATTTAAACCTTCGTTTAATGTTTCAAATACTAATTTAACTTCTTTCACTGTAGTAGCTTTATCAAACGCATTTAAAACTTTTGCTTTTTGACTTTCAGTCAAATTCTTAGCTTTAAATATTTTGTTTGAATAAAGTAATTTAGCGTTTAAAATGTTAATCTCGTTAAGTTCAGACTTTAAAGTTTTAATTGTTTCATATGCTTCTTCTAATTCTTCTGAAACATCAGATTCAGATACTTTCATATCTTTAAGTTTGGCTTTAATATCGTCTTTAGCGTCTTTAAATCCATCCTCATATCCTTCTTCTTCGGCATCAGTTCTAGCATCTTCACTAACTTCAACTTCAACTTCATCCTCAACTTCAACATCCATTTCTTCACTTCCTTCTTCAAATTCTTCACCGGCTTCTAATTCACCAGCAGTAACCATGTCACTAATAACATCTTCAATAAAAGATTTCAAATCATCTTCTGACATATCTTCGATATCAATTTCTTCATCTTTCATGTCATCTTCCATATCTTCTTTTTCATCTTTCATGCCATCTTCATAGCCTTCTTCTTCGGCATCTGTTCTAGCATCTTCAGAGATATCTTCAGATTTTTCTTCTTTTACTGATTCATCTTTTTCTAGTTCAGCTAAGACTTCATCTAGATCCATGTCTTCTTCCACTTCTTTTTCTTCACGCATTTTTTCAGTTTCTTTTTCAGCTTTATTATCACCTTTTAAACCTTTACGCATTACTGGGTTTGACATTTCTTCATCGACTTCTTCTTTAGCTTCACTTACTTCAGCTTCTTCCATTTCCACATCATCTTCCATAAAATCACCTCCACGCATTGCTTCTTTAGTCATATCTTCATCATAAGATGAATCCATTTCTTCTAGTTTAGAAGCTAGCATAGATTTAAGTTGAGGAGAGAATGCTTCTTCGAGAGCAGCTTTAGCATTTGCAATTGCTGATTCTTTGACAGCTTTTGCATCGGCGATAGCCTCTTTTAAAAAATCTCTATTCATTTTTCCTAAATTTTTTGTTGGGAAACTACGTTTATTTGAGAAACGTAATGGGGGGTTTGAAATAATTTTTTGATACCATATAGAAAATGGCATATTTACGAGTATACGTATATGAAGATTCTTTAAAGTCGCAAGTCCAAAAAAAAACCTGGAATTTTCATCCCAGGTCTTATTTGCTTATTATTTTTTAATTCTTATGATTTCTTTTGAAATATTTGAATTAAAATAATTAAAGCTATTAAACCAACAAATCCACCATCACCCATAGACTTTACAAGCCCCATGACGTTAGATACTACGCTAGTACCAAACACACCAACACCGAAGATTACTTCAGCTAGTATACTTAATGATACAAATGATAGCATTATTGTTGATAATCCACCTAAAAAACCTGTTACTTTGTTCATTATTTCTTCCATAATTTAAAGTTTAAGTTAATAATTAAGTTAAGGCAACCCTTACGTAAACATTTTTAAACCCTTAAAATCAATAGATATTTTTTGTAAACAATTAGGAAATTGGACAATTTCCTTTAGCACATAAGATTTCAGTAAGTATAGCACTTACTTTAGTATATTTATTTGGAGAATAACTTACAAACCCTTCTTTAATAGTTTGCATATAAGAGCCAGGGTTGGAAGGTGTTGAGACAAAATCCCAACATAATAATTCAAAATCATCTTGAACTTCCATTGTTTCACCTACTTGTTTTAATGAACCCATTCCACGAGAGGATACTCCACAAGTTACTCCATTTTCAATTAATGCCTTTAATATATTTCCTGATGGAGTAGGTAATATTTCTATTTTACCCATGACATTATCTCCATCCCACCACATATCTTTTATGTTATGTGATACATTTTTTAAGTTAACTACTTGAGATTCAGGATGATCTAATTCTCCTAAAGCTCTATTTTCTTTAACTAATTCACCATATTTGTCAATTTCTCTATTCCAAAGATCTTTTGAATAATATCTCCCATTTCCATTTTTTACTTCAGCAGTTGCTAAAATACCTTCAACCATAGGATTACCCCTATCAGAAAGTTTCCCTTCTGATAAAAGGTTCCCTACAGGGTGAAAAAGTTGGGTTTCAATTAATACTTTTTTCATTCTTAATCTTCTTCGGATACAATAGGTCTAGCATAAGCAGTACCAGATAACTTTTCATACATTTTACCGTATTTAGCTTTAGCTTTTTCTAATTCTTTAATTTCTTTTTTCATTTCATTAACCCTAGCTGGATTGACAAATTCAGCAAGGTCTTCATTTTCAGAAACCATAGTTAGTTTACTATTTCTAGCAGTTACTTCTTCTTCAAGAGCATTTATTTTAGCTTCTAAAGCTGCAATTGATCCTTTCTTTTCAATTTCTTTAATTCGATCTTGAATAGATTCTTTTCTTAATTTTTTATTTCCAGTTTTAAGCTTACGAGCATCAACTTCATTTATTAAATCTGCTAATTTTACCATTTTTTCTTCTTTTAATTTTAAATATCCTGTTCCGGTTTCTCCCGCTTCAGGTTTCTTTTTTGTAGCATCACCATATCCGCTACCAACGTAATTTCCTTTTGATTTGATTTGTGTTTGTTTTAAACCAGGAGCATCTTTAGTATATCCAATGCCTTCTTCACCAAATTGGGCTTTTTCAACATAGTATAAAGAATTTTTTATTAAATTTTTCTTAACTATATCTTTTAATTGTTGTTCTGTTTTTTTAGCATTTTTTGGATTTCTTAATTCTGTATAATAACCTCTAAGAAATTCTTCAAAATTCATATTATTAACATCATCTTTATTAGAATAGTCATAATTTGAAGCTAAAACATCTTTTACTTCTTTAGATGTTTCTTTTTCTTCAGCTTTTACTTCTTCATTTACAGAAGTATTTTCCTCAAATATCTTAAACCAATCGGGTTTTTCCTTAGCACCTGTAGCTACTCCCCAAATATTTTCTGAAATTACAGAACGTTGTTTTAGAATAGTAGTTGCTTCCTTAAAATCAGCAGCATTACGAATCAAATGAGGGTGAGATGCTTTAACTGTTTTTAAGAAAACATCTTTATTTCCTTTCCCTTCTTTGATTAGGTTATATTGTTCTTGTAGGGTTTTTTGTCTCATTCTTTTTCTTTTAGTAAATCTTTAATGTCTTTTATATAATCTAGAACTAAATCTGTTGGTTTTACTACAGTGTATGAACCTGGATTTTCATTATAATAATCAGAGGTTTCATTTTTAGCGTTGCTCAACATCTTATAAATATCATTAAGTTCTTGTTCAATTACATCAAATGCAGCTATTCTTTTTTTTTGGAAGATTTTTTTTTTATCTTCTACTTCATCTTCAAATAATTGTTTTACTTCTAAACCAGATCCTTTAACTTTACTAGGCACCAATTTATATTTAAATTGTTTTACATAAGCATTATCTTCTACACCATTTGAATTTGCTTTAGGACCTGGGCCTAATTTAGCTCCAATATTTTCTTTTTTTAATTTCTTTTTTGATATTGCTGTATCTTTACACATTTCATCAAACTTAGGATCATCTTGGGCACAAGCCCATTTCCTCTGTTTTTCAGAATAAACTTCTTTAACAGGTTTAAAACCTAATTTGTACATATATTTAGGTTCTTTATCCT